TATGGCGGGCAGTTATTATCTGAAAAAAGGTCGATAGGTTGATGCCTGAGCCTCTAACGGATCGCACCACACAAGCAAGAGAAGATCGCATCAGGCGGCTTTATCGTCGGCAGCTTGATGGACTGTCCGCTCGGGCTCTCGTCTACGACCACAAAGAGAAAGAACAGATCTCCATTCAGACCGCTTGGCGCGATTGGTCAGAAGTCAAAAAGCTTGTTGATGAAGACTGGCAAGCTGATCGCGAAAACATGCTGGCGCGTCTCCAACACATGCGCACCAAACTGTTCCATCAAGCACTGAAGAAAGGGCAGCTGCAAACCGCCAGCCAGGTGCTCGACTCCATTGGACGTGTCATTGGTGAGTCCGTCGAAACCGTCAACATCCAAGCCCCCGAACTTAAGATCTCCATCGAAGATAAGGGCGACTGATCCCCACGCTCACAACTTCAGACCCCTGCCCCCACCTAAGGGGGCTTTTTTATTACACGAATACTGTTGAACCGATATATATGCAGGTTACGTGCAGATAGTACATGCGCACTAGATTTGCAACACCACCCCCACCCCTCAAGTTGTTATATTTCTTATCGTGTGATACTCGACAGATTCATCCCATGATGTTATACTGTAATAGTTGACGGGATCATCTCCCCGCCGGACCCTGGACAACTGAATACGAGAGCAAACCGCACCAAACGACACAGCTTCCGGGCGACTGTCGCAAGGTGACAGCTACAGATCCAAGCAATTTGCAGCCCACGGGGACGCTCTCAACGAATGTAAACGAACCAACCCACTACTGGAACAGATGAACTCATTTCTACAGTTTGCTGCGGCAATGATCGCGGCAGGTTCTTTCGGCGTTGCTGTCGCTCAGACGGCAATGGTCGAACCGCTCCAACAGCACAGCGGAACCCAACCCTACGTCCGTGTGGTGCGCTGAGATGGCATTAATGTCTGACTGTCGCCTCAAGCTTGCCCTTGAGGCTCGATTCGATGACGCCTCAGAAATCCGGGATGTGGCCAGCTATGGCTGCATTCAGGGAATCTCTGGGTTTACCTATCGGGGGGAGATCAACGACTTCTTTAACGAGCATGAGGCAGACATTGAAAAATGGTTGCTAGATGAGCACGATTTCACCTTGGAAGATTTTTCCAAAGGTGCGAAAAGTGTTCATGAATTTAAAACGGCTATGTTATGGAAGGCGGTTGATCTTTACTGTCAGGAGATTGTCATCTACAACGAAACAATGAAGCCCGCTTAATTGCGGGTTTTTTTCTTGTCATTTACCACCGCACCAACAAATGCGAAAGATTGAAGCGCAAACAATCCAAGCTGTTCGAGATCTTCTCTGGATGGCTGAGTTTTCCGGCTGTTATTGGCACTCAGGAAACATGGAAGTTTCACAGTCGCACCACTCAATAAGTGGACAGTTGGGCTACGAACGCATCATTTCTGTCCGTTTACACGGGAACGAAATCTTTGCGTTTCGCCCTGACTGTCAACACATTTGGATTAGTGACTGCGGCTGGCGTACCAACACCACAAAATCACGGTTAAACGTTCTCCTGGGATGTTTTAGCAGTGGTTTCGGGATCTTCCAAAAGAAAGGTGAGTGGTTTTTCCAGGGCAAAACTTGGAGTGAACCTGACCAGTGGACCGGCAGCCAGTCGGTGTCCTTTCGTATGGACGCTGACAGCTGGATGCTGCAACAGGCTGAAAAGCTCGCCGCTTCAAAGCTGGAAAAACGGACCGGCATGAGCCGGGACCACTCCAGTCACAATTAACGCTAGGCCCGCCATTGAGCGGGCTTTTTTTATGCGTCAAGCGCTAAGCCGAATCAAGCAGTTTTCACCTTTGCAGTCTTGCAGCTTGGCTCGAACCCAGTTGAGCCGACCAGCCACACGGCGACCATCGTTGGTGTCCTTGTATGAATGGAGAGCTTCCAGGATGAGCGCCCACTCGTCTGGACAGAAATGAATGGTTTTGGTGGGCGCTGAGTCAGTCATGAATGGGCTGCTTGCAGTTTTCTTGAATGGTCTGTATTGTAGTACAAGAGTCAGGGGAATCAACCCGGCTCCGCTCCAAAACCAACTTATCAATGGACCAAACCACCACAAAGCATTTTCAGATGGGCGACAGCCGCTCCATCAACCTCCAACACGGCTCAATCATTGCCACCGACTCATCCGATCAGATCGTTTCGATCTATGCCGGAACGGAAGCCATCAATGATGCAGTGGCCAACCTGTTGCCCTGCTGTGACCGCTCCACACAAGAGCGCTTCTTGCAGACCCTCACCGATCACATCCGCAAGACTGAGGTTGAAGCATGAAAACTACCGGCACTCCCTGCCTTCGATGGCAGCTTGAACACACCGACACCTTTGGCGGTGAAGCCAACTATTCATGGGTCAACCGTGAAAACGTGATGATCCCGTCCAAGTATTCAGGACCATGGATTGTTCGCAAGGCTAAAGAAGCCATGGGGCTGACCCAACTGGATCACGTCACCTCTGACTTTGGCGACACCATCCGCGTTGACTTCCGTCAGGACAACCAAGTGCTGTTTATCACGCTGTTGTCTTGAAACGCTCCAATGAACTAAGGGACGCGCATCAGCTCAATGCTAAGCGCCTTCTTGACCTTGGCTTCCGTAAAGCGGACGTTGCTTCAACGCTTCAACGCAAGTATCACCTCAGCCGCGCCACTGCTTACCGTGACGTAGATGAGGCAGACCAAAGCCGCGAGATTGAAGATCTAACGATCGAAGCGGAGCCCGTTCCAATGATCAGCATGGAAGATCGTGATGCGCTTATGCGCATGACGCGCCAAATGCTGATTGACGCTTACGAAGACGGCAACGTTCAAGACTATGCCCGTCTTGTTCGTGAATACGAAAGGCTTGCTCGTATGGGTGGCCTGTCTCAAAAGTTCTGAGACGTTTGTCTCACACCGTTCCAAACCAATGCCTCAACCCTACGAACCCAAAACTCACGCAGCCGCTTTATCACTCGCCTTGCTCTTAGCAATTAGAGCAACAAGCGATGAAAAATCAGCAGAAGCGAAGAACCTGGCAAGCACGATCGCTCACCAGATGGACGACCTGGAACAGGTCCAAGCTGTGAGGGATTCAGTCGAAGCCTGCCTCGCTTACTTCACCGGAGAACCCGCATGACTATCCGCACAGACGACATCGACGATCTGCTTCCGTCCGAATATCAAGAGCCTTGGCCGCCCTTGTCAGACG